TGAGTTCCCTCGAACAGCAGATGATGAGGTAGATGCTGCTACAATTTTACTACCATTCTCAAGTTCGAGAGAACCTTTATTCCAAGAACCAACACCTTGTTGTAACCACTTAGGCAAGGTTTCATATGATAGTTGCAATCTTCCCAAAAGTTCTCTTGCGGTTTCTGCTTTGTTTGCAAGAATTGCAATTCTTATATTATCATTAAATAAAGCATAGTGAAGTAGATAGGAGACCACAGTTGTGGATTTACCTGTCTGACGAGGTAGTTTGGCAATATTAAAGCGATTATTGTGGAAGTTTGAAATGAGTTCCTTCTGGAAATCATACATTTCAAAGGGAATCAAACCTTCATCAAGAGAAACAATCTTGACATAGTTCATTGCAAAGTAAACTGGGTCACTTTTGCATCTTAAGTATTCTTGAATTTGTTCTGATGTAAATTCAATATTGACATTTTCTGCCTTTAAGTTGGGATTCCCCTTATAATGTTTTTCAGTCATAAACTATTAAAATTCAAACCTGCTAATGTTTCCTGATATTTTAAGTGAAGTTTTACGTAAGATTTTGCGATATTTCTAAGGTCATCCACATCATCACAAGCATCAATTTCTCTTGCGATTCTTTCATACTCAAAGTTCTTGTTTAGATTTTCGAGAACAATTTTATTTGGGTCCATTTATGTCTCCAGTAAATAATAAAGGTTTAGTTGGATCTTTCATCGATGGATTGAAAGATAAAACAATAGCACCTGGATATATCTTACATACTTCAAAAGTTACCTGTTCCTTGGAAGGTCTTGTAAATTGCGGGAAGAACATTTGAATTCCCAGATGCTTGCCTCTCCAGTTTAGCAGTATACTATAAGTCGTGCCACGAGACTGTATCCTTGTATAGTTCTCGGATACCGAACTTGACTTAAGTGGTTCTGGTTTGATGACATCAAAGAACTCATATTCAGTTGCTTTAAATTCTTCTCTCCAATTGGAATAATCATAAGATTCTGATTTATTTCCCCAGTTCTTTGCACCAACTTTACGGCACTTAACTAAAGCACCAGATGCATATGCAGAAGGCCAAACTTTATAACGAGACTTTACCTTTGAGTAGCAAGCATCCTTTTCCTCTGTTGCAACCATCTTTGCTGCACCTTCCCTGTCGGGATTGGGATCTTGACGATTCTTGCGACGAAATGCACTCTCCTCTTCCTTATCGGAGAGTTCTGCCTTCATTTTACTGGAACCACATTTTGGTTTTGTGGTTTGTCCTGGTTGTTTGGCGCAGGGTTTTCCCGCATATTTACCACCCAGTTGAACCCAACCAGGGGTGCCATCAGAAGCACGACTCTTAGTAAACCAGTCACGCAAAGAACTATCACCACTTTTCGATTCATTAACCTTTTCTGCCTTTTTTAATCTTGTATAATAATCTGGAAGTTCTTCTAAATGTTGAAGGGCAATCATTCTTGCCATTGATTTACTTCCTGTGTGCTCACTTTCAACTTTAATTCCCATTTTCAATTGAGAATCTAGTTTGTCCATTGATATTTTATGCTTCTTCGCAATCTCCTCTGGGGACATATACTTTTTGATAGGTCCCTTTGGATCAGTTGCTTCTAGAAGAAATTGTGAAAAAGTTTTCATTCTTATGAATAGGTTCTCTAATTATTATTTAGAATCTTCTGCTGATTGAAGATTTTGCTTAAGAAGTTTCTGTAATTCTGCAGTAGAACCAATAAACATCGTATTGTTGTTAGTCACACTCTTAGGACCAGATGAATCTTCTTCTTTTAATTTCTTCATTTTTTGTTGAAGGTCCAATAACTTATCAGTTGTATCTGCTACATTTTTAATTAACTGACCTGCAACTTCAAATGCTCTGGGGGAATCTGATTGTTGTGCTATCTCCAGAATTCCGTCTATTGCTTCTTGACCCTTTTCAATTAATGAATATAATTGTCCTCTAGTATAATCATAATCGTATTCACTTTCTTCTTCCCCTTTTTGGGGGGATTTTTTAACTATCTTAGATGTTTCGGAGACAATCTCCTTTGATATTGAATCTGCCTTAATATCCAAAGAATCATTTATTGCATCAAAATCATTTTTCATATATCAATACCCTTTCTAGGACTATATACTTTTCCGTCACCAAAATCAAAATAATTTTCATCAAATCCAAAATTATCACCATACGGAATTAATTCATTGTCCTGAGAATTAATGACGTTTAGTGTATCACCTTCTTCGTGTTCTTGTGCAGAAGTATTGTCCTGCCCTCTAAGAACTGTTAATCGATTTCCATTAATATCTTTAATATACATAGATTCTTGATTTATCATAATATAAGTATTGGCAACAAGAGATGAAGAATCCGAAACATCAAATTCGGTAACTACACTATTGACTTCTTCTGATAATACTGTTGCTGAATCATTATTATAATCTTTAAGTGCTCTAGGTTCAACAGTATATCTCAATTGTCTTGATGCATTTTTGGTTTCTGTATTTGTGTAGTAATCTACTTGAACCTTCTTAATTAAATTATCTGAAGAATTAGATATTGGGCCAAATAGTGATGTTTTAGCTGTAAAATTTAAAGTATAAACTAAACTTCTTCTTGTAGAAAAATCACCTTCATAATCATCACTCATTGAAATTCCATCAAGAATTATTGGAATATCTCTTTTTTCTCCAATTGAATTTACTAGGTCTATACTTAAATTGAAGTGTGGTTGAAAGAAGGGAAGAATTTGCTCAATAATTTGAAGCATATCATCCTGATACTTGCTTATAATACTGAGTTGAATTCCAATATTATAAGGTGCTGGCATATAAACTTTTACTGGACCAACACCAGGTCTATTTGCTTGAAATGTTTGTACTGTGGAAACTTTTCTGGTTGGATCATATTGTATAGTTGTCATTTCAAATGACATTCGTGGTAATGTAATCGCAACCTTTTTTCTTAGATCAGGTTTTTCATCAAGTCTTGCCAAGAATTTTTGTACTGGTCCATATGCAATGGGAACCTTAATTAAACTAACATCATCACCATTTTCAGTTTCATGTTTTATGTGAATATTATTAAAAAGCGTACCAAAAGATATTATAGTCCTTCTAATAATTTCGTGATAATAATAAGTGCCAAGCATTTTACGTAAGGTTTATTTACTATTTAGAAAGTACCAAAAGGATTGCTTTCTGAAAAATCTATAATTGTATTTGCCTCTTCTTGAATTGATTTATTTTCAGCATAATTGTCATAGATATTATCCGACTCTATAGAAAGAATTTTATAACTTGCTGCTGCCCCGACTATTGTTTCTCCTAAGGCAAAACTTCCATTGACGATTGCTACTTTTAGTATTCTTGTGTCGTAATTCCAATCTTTTACATATGCACTTGTTCCTGTTGATACTCCTCTAACAACCTCATTAAATTCATAATCCCCAGTGGAAATTCCAATAGGAGAAGTTATTTGTATTGCAGGAGTTATTCCATATCCAATACCAGCATTAGTAAATCTTACTGAAGAAATAGATCCAGAGGAATTTACACTTACTTCTGCCTTTGCAACATATGACTGTGGATAGTTGAATATATTTGGAGGTGCAATAGTTACAATTGGAGCAGTAGAATATCCAACACCACCGGATACTATTTCTATAGGTCCCAATACACCTGGTTTTATTATTGCAGTTGCTATTCCATCAGATCCATTACTAGAATTTGATCGTATTGTAACCTTTGGTGGAATACTATATCCAATACCAGGATTTATAACCAAAATTTTACTTATAGAACCACGATCTAATACTGCTATTGCAGTCGCAGTAATTCCACCACCAACTGGACTACCAATATCAATTATTGGTGGAGATTTATATCCACTGCCACCATTTAAAATATCAATTGAATTGACTGAATTTTCTGGGACTCCTTGTGCCAAGGAAGATGCAAGAACTGTCCTTAATACAGCAGAAGATGCTGCAGCACCAACCATTTGAATTGTTGCGATATAACCAAAGTCTTTTACGTTTTCATCAACATCATCAATACCAGTATCAATAATTTCATCCTCATATTCAAAGAGTTCGCATCTTAATTCGTAAGTATAAAGATTATTAAGTTGGTAATACGGTGTTTTTAGTTCAACATATTTTATTTCAAATAATGCATTATCTAGAGGTAAATATATTAAATCACCCTCTTCTGGACGATTTTTAAGTTTTACATTGGGATCTCTAAAAATTCCAAGCTTTGGAGTAATAAAATCTTCATACCTTTCTTTTGAGATTATGAAAGTAATCTCATCAGTACTTCTTACTCCAAATTTTGAAAGAATATCACCATTTCCTCCATATCCAGAAAATGTTGAAATATATGCTTCCAATCTAAAACTATCATCAAACTTTGAGACAATAATCTCTTTAATTATTTTTTTCTCATTTATAATTTTTCTTGGCATATAAAGAACATCTTGTCCATAGATGGACAACTGCTCATTAATTAAATCTTGAACGAGTCTTTGTTCACTTGGTGAACCTTGTAGAAAATAAGGATTTAATGGTGACATATCAACCTATCATATCTAGAGGTGGCATTTCATACTCTGATTTGAGTTTTTGTTCTATATCTTCCAACTCTCTAATTGCATCTTCATATAACTGTCTTCCATTTAAAGTAATTCCTCCAGGAAGTTGGACCCCATTAAATTTAATCATATTCTGTCCCCATTGCCTTTTGATAAGTGCAGTAAGATATCTCTTCAACCAAAAGTCATTATAAATTTTTGGAAAGTCTGCATAAGTGCAGTAAGATATCTCTTCAACCAAAAGTCATTATAAATTTTTGGAAAGTCTGCGGGATTTACAATTCTATAACAATCTAAAACTATATAAGTATCTGGATCTACTTGCTTCCAATCAATATCCAAATATAAACGATGTTGTTTTTTATTAAACCTTAGTTGAACATCTGGAGTTAAAATTCTACTAATATCTTCAAGGTGAGTTTTAACCATCGCATAGTTCAAAAGATCTAATGCACCATAATAATATAAATCATTTAAGAAAATTTGATACTTGATATTGAATAATCCACTTGAAATAGTACTAGAATCAACTTTAAATACACTATTCACACCAATAATTGTATCTGGTAACTTTAAAAAATTTGTTGATTCTTGCCAAGTTACTGTATTGATTCCAACTGTAGAATTTCCTATAGTTGTCTCTGTTCCACTACGAATTATATCTTTTTCTCCTGGTTGCAATTGATGCTTTAAAAATACTCTCTCAATTCCATCAAAGTGTCTTTCGTGGAAATATTGAATAGCATCATCCATCAGATTATCAATCTGATCATCATCTACGTTTATTTCTAAAACTGGCTTTCCTAGTTGCTTGAGGCAATACTCTTTCAACTCTGCTCTAGAAGATGGTTGTGCCATTTATAAAGACTACTACTATATAAAAATATTTATAAGTATACCAAAAACCAAAAAAGTGGTATAATACACAATAAACAATTTTTATGATAATATTAACAGGAAGTCGGGGATTTATTGGTAAAAATTTTCTGAAGAAAATAGATGATCCAATAATAGAAGTAGAAAAAGATGATGCCTATAATTTTATTAGTAACTTTGATAAATGGAATGAAGTATCATTAATACTCCATCAAGGTGCAATTTCTAGCACTACTGAAAAAGACATAAAAACATTACATCATGCTAATGTTGCATTTAGTTTATTTTTATTTGAAAAGGCAATCCAATATGGAATTCCAGTAAAATATGCATCCTCAGCATCAGTATATGGAAACCAAACAAAAGACTTAAAAGTAATCAATCCATTAAATTATTATGCAATTACAAAACTGCAAATAGATTATTTTGTTCAAGATAATTTAGATAAGTTTTCAAGTATTCAAGGTTTTAGATATTTTAATGTATATGGAAAAGGTGAGGATCACAAAGGTGATCAAGCAAGTCCTGTATCAAAATTTACAAAGCAAATTCGTGAAACAGGTAAATTAAAATTATTTAAAGGATCAGATAAATTTTTAAGAGACTTTATTTGTGTAGATGATATTGTTGATGTTGTTTTAAATAACAACTCACCATCGGGAATCTATGATTTGGGTACTGGCAATCCAATTTCATTTCAAGAAGTTGCTGAATTAGTTGCAGAAAAAGAAAAAGGGGAAATCGAATATATCGACTTCCCCGAACATCTTAAAGGTAAATATCAAGATTATACTTGTGCTGATATGAAATGGATTGGTAATTATAAATTTAAATCAGTTAAAGAGTATCTCCATCAACAACTCTAATACTATCAGAATCAAAGTGCTGAGTTGAGAACTCAAATAATTCTGTATCTTCAAGGGCAATCATTTGGTGACGAAGACCACGGTAAATGTGGAAGTTGTCACCTTTTTTTAATGTAATTTCATTTGCCTTTTCTATATCATCATCATCTGAATATAACAATTTTATAGTTCCGGATTGAATATAGAAAGTTTCATCTTTTAATTTATGATAATGCCAAGAACACTTCTTTCCTTTTGCAAAATATAAAAGTTTACCACAATATTCTTCGTTATTTACAATCCACTTTTCAAATCCCCAACCTTTAGGAACAAACTTAATTGAAGAAGTCATTATCTTTAATTCCTTTATCATCAATGTATATATCCCCTGAAGGTTTACCTAAAATAAGTTCATGATATTTACACCCCCAGATGTCTAGTTGCATTTTAGTTAAAGAATAGAATTTTTCTTTTGCTTTTTCTGCATCATCATTATATCTTCCCATTCCACGAGCAGTAAAATACTTTATAATATTTCCTTCATCGTAAAGTTGATTAATTTTTTCTATACGTTCTTTAATTGGTATGCTTCCTTCATACTTGCAAGATTGACAATCACCGTTGGAACAAATAGTTCCATCAATATCAATTACATAAACTTTTGACATCTTCTTCTGTTAATACGTAAGTTCCTGGATATGAAACTGCAATTGCAGCAGCTTTATTTGCTAAAGGAATTGATTCACTTATTGATCCATATTTTAAATATCCATAAGCAAGGGCAGATAAAAATGTATCTCCTGCCCCGACAACATCAAATACATTTACTTTTTCACCTGGGTATAATTTTCCTTGATATTCTGCACCTTTAGAACCTTTTGTTACAATTAAATTTTGTGACTTTAATTCTAAACGATTATATTCTTCTTCATTGATTTTTATATATGCATAATCAATAGGAAGAATAGTTTTTTTGCTGTCTATAAAAACAGGACCATCAAACCATTCTACTAATTCAAAAAGTCTTTCTTGAGTAATAAATCCCTTATTGTAATCTGAAATTACAAGAGCATCAAAGTTTTCTTGGGGTAAATTATATCCTAATGGAATGCATCTGGATTCTTCATCAACTCTTAAAATTTGTTGATTTAGTTTTTCGTCAATGTATCTAGTTTTTTTTATCTCTTCTTTATTTGTAAGAACAGTAACATCAAATCCAAATGCTTTTAAATTATTATAGACATTCCAAGTCATTCCTTGCCGTATTTCTGTTCTTGTATAGTCCAAAATAGGTACAGGTGCCTCTGGATTTATCCTTTTTACTGTTCCATAAACAAAAATATCAGTACAACTATCCCCTATTAATAATGCTTTGAATGGTTTTTGTTGAGGAGTATCCATCTATTCTATCAAAAAACTTTAATTCTTTTGCATACTGAGATCCTATGACTGGTTTATCTTTCCAGTCAGATCCTACCACCATTATATCAGGTTCGTAGTATTTAACAAGTTCTTCTAGTTCTTCGTCAGATCCAAAAGTTCTTACTTCATCAATCGTATGAATGTTTGCGAGCATAAATGCACGATCCCAAAGAGAGTTAATTGGTCTTGTTGGACCCTTCTTTTCACTAACTCTCTCATCAGAATCAATCGCAACAATCAAATGATTACCGAAAGACTTTGCATATTCAAATAACAAAAGATGTCCTGTATGCAGAACATCAAATGTACCATTAACAAATACTTTTTTCATTTGGGACATAAATCAATTTTTGTATTTCTGGAAGATACATATATTCTATTTCACTATTTCTTAGTGTATTGAATGCATCATCTATTGTTTCAACAATAGTATCACCCGCAAGATTAAATGATGTGTTGAATAAAATAGGAACCCCAGTCAGTCTATAGAACTCTTCTATTAACTCATAATAGTTTGAATTTTGTTCTTTTTTCAAAGTTTGTATCCTACAGGTCCCATCAACATGAGTAATAGCAGGAATTAATTCTCTTTTTTCTTCTAAAACATTAACAGCATACATCATGTAAGGACTTTCTTCCAGTCTGTCCATATCAAACCATTCTTTTGCATGTTCCCATAATACTGTTCCTGCAAATGGTCTCCACCATTCTCTTTTCTTTATTCTATTGACTATTTCTTTACCATTTTTTGCTCTGGGATCAAAAAGAATTGAACGATTTCCTAATGCTCTAGGACCTGCCTCAGATTTTCCTTGACATAAAGATATTATATTTTGTTTTACTAAAAGAGAGGCAATTTCTTTTGTGGAAATACTTTTTTCTGATTCATTTTTGTTTAATTTATAATTATATTTTATTTTCTGACCAAGATATAAAGATTTTAAAGAACAGTCCTTATTCGAGTCTATTTTGTATTGATATTTTGCGGAACCCATAGAAATTCCATCATCACCACATAAAGGATCTACAAATAAATTAATATCTGATGGGAGTCTTTTTAAAATATTAAAATTCGCAACACAATTCAATGCACAACCACCACCTAAAACTATATTTTTTTCCCCAGTAAGATCAATAGATTTTCTAATTAAATCAAATATATAATCTTCAAATTCTTTTTGTAATTTATAAGAAAGATTAGATAATTTTAAAAATCTATCTTCTTCATTTTTTGAGTGGAAAATATAATCATATTCTTTAAATTTTGCATGATTATTTTCATAGAAAACTACAGTTTGATTTGTACTTCTTATTTGAAATAATTCTGGATTACCTCCAGTTTTTAATATCATTGGTTTTATTCTTGGGTCATCTTGTCCATAAGATGAAAGACCCATAGTTTTCCCACAATCATGATTTGAAAATCCCAAATATTCGGTAACTGCTGAGTATACCATTCCAACACCAATTTTTGGATTTTTATTTACATAATTTGGTGTATTAAAAGGAATCATATCTTTTTCGGAACCTACAATACTTTTATAAACGCACATAATTTTATTTGGACCTAAAGCATGGAAAATACTTTCGTTCTCTTTTCCATACTCTAAGTCCGATCCTGCACCATCAATAATTACGCAAGCAGCAGTTTTGAATTGTGAGTTATTAAAAGCAGAGGATGCATGTGCTAAATGATGCAGTTCCGAAAAATTCGAGATAAGTTTAATGTTTATGCCTGCATATTCAAATAATTTAATATACACCGAAAAATCATATTGTTTATTATACAAATAAGAATAAACTAAAATGTCTATCTCTGTAGTATATTTTTTAACGACATCAATTAATTTAATTGCTTCACAGCAGTGTTTTTCATGAGTCAATCTTTCTTCTTGTAAATGAAGGATAACCTCATTATCCTTCATTAAAGTTATTGATGCATCATGTGTCCGATTCAATCCTAAAATCCACATAATAATCATTCATTAAGTTTTTTTTTTTGTTAATAATTAAAAATGTTAATTTAATAATTTTTCCAGCACAAAAAATTAAAGTTTATAACAACTCTAATTTTTTCATCTGTGCAAGTTGCGCCAGTATGTCGCATATGTGTTGGAAAAATTACCATACGATTTTCTACACTATTAATTTTTGTGCCATCTTCAAATAAAGTATATCCATTATTTGTATTGACATACAGAATTGCTGTTCTCAAATTTTGACAATTGGAACCAACAACATCAATATGCATACCATGTTCTATATGAGTTGTTGTTCTTGGTAAAAGATTACCTTTAACGTTTATAAGAGTTAAAGGATTTAATTTTTGAAAGATTATTGCCATTTCATTGAAGAATGGACTAACTGGAGTATTGTGATGATAAAATATATGGACAAATTGAAACTCATTAATATCGTTGTTATTTTCATTTACAACAAAATCACTATAATTCCAAGAAAAATTTGAATTATTAGTCAACAACATTCCTTTAAGATAATTAAAGTAATCACCTGGAAGGTAATTATCATAAATTTCAATATCAGTATTCATTATTATTTGGTACTTTTACTAATTTTTGAATTTCTGGAAGATACATGTATTCAATATCACTTGACAATAATGTATTCAATGCATCAACAATCGTTTCAACTAAAGGATCGCCACCAAGATTAAATGAAGTGTTAAAAAGAATTGGAACACCACTCAAGTTTTCAAAAGAACTAATCAGATTATAGTAGTGCTCATTCTGCTCTTTGGTAACTGTTTGAATACGGCAAGTTCCATCAACGTGAATAACTGATGGAATTTTTTCTTCTACTCCAGGAAGACAATCAACAGCATACATCATATGTGGAGATTCCTCACGACCAGCAAGATCAAACCATTCATTTACCTTTTCTTTAAGAATTGAACAAGCAAATGGACGGAAAAATTCACGACGTTTTACTTTATTAACTATATCTTTTCCATCAATAATTGTTGGATCAAAAAGAATTGAACGATTCCCTAATGCTCTAGGACCACCCTCAGATCTTCCTTGGAAAATGGTAACAATATTACCATCACGGATTAGTTTTGCAACTTCTTCATATGAAGTATTGGAAACTTCATAATCTTCAATGTAATCGGAATACGATTCTGGATCATATTTTGGTCCATAATAAATCGATGTTTGTGGTTTGAATGGAGATTCCATTTTAGAAACCTCCGCATGGACATATTTTGCTCCTCCAATAGATGTTCCACCATCATGAGAAATTGGTTCACAATAAATGTTTAGATCTGGGAAGTTCTTCAAATACTTATAATTTGCAACACAGTTTAACCCATATCCACCACATACGACGATATTCTTTTCCCCAGTTTCTTCATGCGCCTTTTTGATTAATTCTATCATTCTAGTTTCTGTTTCTTTTTGAACTAGAAATGCTAGATCTTTTTGGATTTGTGTATATTCTCCTTTGTTATGCTTTAGTACATCGTTTGCAAAAACTTCATATCTATCAACATTAATTTTTGCACCATTTGGATAATTTGGAATGAATACTTCACGATTTGCCCATCCATTTCTAAAAAGTTCTGGAAGATTTGGATTTTCTTTTCCATATGGAGAAAGTCCCATTGTTTTACCAGCATCTATAGAAGAAAATCCACAATACTCAGTTACTGCCTCATATGTTTTAGTCAATCCTGGGTATTCTGTTAAAAGAACTTTTCCTTCCTCATCTAATTTAATAATACCAACACTTTCTTTAGTTCCCAAATGCTTATAAACTGCATCAAAATCTAATGGATATTTTGCTTTAAATATAGATTCAAATTCATAAATTACACCAGAACAAGCATCAGTTTGCAAGAAACTTCCTGCTCCATCAGCAATTACACATGCTGCTGTTTCAAATCCAGAATTTAAAAACGCACAAGCTGCGTGCATCTCATGATGTCTTGTATCAATAAAATGAGTTTGATATGTAAAAGTTTTTCTGGATAATTTTCGAATCCATCCATGATACAAATCTTCACCCGTCCAATCCAATTCTGGTCCGTGACGGTGTGTATGGCATATTACAAGGTGGTCTATATGGTCAACGTATTCAAAAACTTTTAATAGTCCCAGTAACGGAGATCCATCATGCTTCCATCTAGATAATCTTTCTTCCTCAATGTAAAAGATTACTTCACCATCAATCATTAATGTGGTACTCGCATTGTGACCACGAGCACAAGAAACAATAATACTCATAATTCTACCTCAAGATTTAACGTCGTTCAATTCTAATATTTGATCAATTGCTTTTTTCTTATTACTTGTTTTTGGTTTTTGAAATCCTGGCATTAGTGCTGGTGATACTGGAAATTTGGAATGACTTACATTATTATTAGTACCACTCAATTTCAGAGTATCGTTATTGACCTTACTAATTCCTATTTTATCTATAATTGATTTTTGAATCTCTTTTATCTTCATATCAGATAATACCATTAATTCTTCATTATTTCGATCATAATGATCTTCAAAGGATATTCTTATTGGACTATATTTTCTTTTTTCTTTACCATTATCTATTATATAAAAATTCTTATTGTTTGGATATGAAATATTTTCTGGATATGTTCCTCCAATCACTATAGTTGCTGGTTTATCTAATGCATATGCTATATGTTGGCCCATACTGTCACACCCAAGAAAATAATCTGCGGCATTTATAATTCCTGACCAATTATTAAGAGAAACATTTTGGGGACAAGCTACTCCTAATTTATCCCAATCTGGTATTGGAATTTGTGTCATTAAAATTACACCATAATTTTTTTTCAATTCTTCAATTATTTTATAAATATCAGATAATTCAAAACTTCTTCCTGTTGTATCATATATAAATTTTCCTTCCATTTTTGCTGAACTTCCAAATGGTTGAAAAACTACTATTTTATCTTTTTTTGTAACTTCCTTTACTTCGGAAACTATATTATGACCAGAAATTTGCTCAGATTTATTTAACTCTAAATTAATTTTTTTTGTTTCAGGAATATCTTTTAATTCATTGATAATTATATCAAATGCTTGAATTAAATTGCATTTTTGATTAAAATATGCATTTAATCTATATGGTTCTGGACTGATTATTTCTTTATCTTTAAGTAGATATTCAAATAAATTTTTATGTGTAATAGAATATACTTTATCTCTTAATATTTTACTACAAGAATAAAAATCTCCCCATGCTTCTGCTACGATAATAAAATCCTCATGATTTTTTGCGTATTCCTCTAATGCCGGTATAGAACATAAAACACGACCAGCACCACCATTGATAAAAAATGCTTTATTCATTAAACACCACTGAATAATTAAAAAACTGACCTAATTATTTATTAGGTCAGTTTTATTTGTTAATTTATTGTCTTTTTATTACTTATAGCAAACGCAAACCATTCCAAATCTTCCTGCACAATCCCCATATATACCAGTTGCTCCACCACAAGACATAGATGGAGATGCCCCTGCACCTGGAGTTCGGTTATATCCACAACAAGCTTGGTATGCCGCACCACAGCAAATTACACAAAGATATTGGGTACACTGTGATGTATTAACAAAACCATATACAGGTGGATGACAAACACAAGTAAATATATTTCCTGTACCTGCACCAGAAGATGCAGCAGAAAACATACCTTTTATTCCATAAACTGATCCGACTGGAGAGGATCCAAAATAAAGGGATCCCGGAGTATATGGTAATAAGCAACAAACACCAACACCAGTTGGAGACCAACAAGCAAATGAACCCTGTCCACAAAGTGCAAAACCGCAACAAACACCAGTACTAGAACCTACATTACATTTTGAACCCCAATAGCAAACAGAACCGGCAGTTCTACCATTACATACCATCCAATTTCCTAATTCTCCAGTACCACCATCTGCACATACATTGCACAATCCAGGACCTTGAACGTATGATTTATCACCATGCGGTCTTTGTGATTGATATGTGCAATACGCACATGTTAATGGGGCACAACCACTATGAATAACATATTGTGATCCTGCCGTTACTGGAATAATAACAGATACAAATGCACCAGTACTTCCAAATGGAGACAAACTACAGCAATTTCCTCCTCCCCCAGCACCACTTCCTGCACCCCAAATCTGGAATCTAGCACAAGTAACACCTGCAGGGACAGTCCAAGTGCAATCTCTACCCTGGGACATATATTGTCCGGAGGCACCATCAGCACCACATACAGTGAAACCTCCATTCCATCCAGATCCAGCTGGAATGCAAGACCAAAGTGAAGTTAAAGCTGGGTTTGCTAATAGTTGTGGTTCAATGCAATTCGTCCAACAAAGATAATTTGCATCAAATATTGCAGCAGCTGGTGCTAACGCACTGGTTTCCGCACTTTTTGTAGTTACACAAGAACTTCTTTGCGATACTACAGTATTTAAATAAGATTTTGCGTTAAACGCACTATACCTTAGAACATCCATTTTTTTACTCGTAAGTAGTTAAAAGATTTTTTATTTCATTTGGAAATGGAATAATACTTTCTAAAATTGTTTCAAAATTACTATACTTCCAAGAAGGAAACAACAAATTTTCATTTATTGTTTGGTCAATTAAGTCAATAAAATTTTTAATAAATTCTGTTAATTCTTCGGAAACTACTAATGGTTCATTTTTTACTTTTTTTCCTTCTTCATGAGATAAAATATAGTTCAATTTGTTTTTGAAATAAATTAAAGAACTAACAAAAACATTAGACTCGGATGTTTTTATGATCAATTTAAGTTTAAATTCCTTTTCTTCTCGATCATATTCAAGGGTATATGCATCACGCAATGATGGGTTTACTATTTTTTTGTAAATATCTCCATTTTCCATTATCTCTTCTTCATATTCATATTCCCATGAATCATTAGAAACCATAATAAAATATGATAATTCTGGATTTTTATTTGAATCAATTTCAAACAAATTATAATATTCTTCATTATGCGTTTCTGGATTTATTCCGGAAACTTCATTTGTTAATTTATCAACCAAAATTGAAATTTTTTCTGGTCCATTATATTGGGAAACAAATTCTTTTCCCAAATCAAAAGAATCTATATATAACTCATCTGGTAATGGATAAGAAAACTCTTTAATCATATTTTTTCATACTACTTTTAATTATTTATAACAAACACATACCATTCCCATTCTGCCAGCATCACCACATATTGATAGGCACCCACCAGCAATTTGCATGGCATAACCACCAGCACCAGGAATTAACATAGATGGAGTTACTGAACCAAAAGTACCATTAGCTGAACAATAATTACCACCGCAAGAAGTATTTCCATTGAAACCAAATACACATTGAGAACTAGATTCAAATCCGTAAATAGGAGGATGTTTCATATAACCACACATGCAATAGATATTTAAGCATACTTCTGGGTATGCTCCCCTAATACCATATACAGTTCCTCCCGTAGCACTTCCATATGGAAGTGCCGAAGAATGCTCAGCTTGATACATTGTATGTGGATTTGACATGAATCCAGCACCACAAGTTAAGCATCCATTATAATTGAATGGTGTAGAATATTGTGAATTGCAAAAACTACTTCCAGTTCCACATAAGCAATAACCAAGATAACCAGTATAACCTGGATCTGGAATGGGTGATGTCTGTCTATAATATGTTAATCTATCAGTACTTTGGGTACAGAGACTCCCAATTCCCCCAGAAGCACAAAAATTAGTTAGATTACAACCCTGAACAAATGATTGACAACCATTTTGATTCCCTGTTGTATTTTGTTGTGAATAACAGCAGTTAGCACATCCACCACAAAGAGTATAAGTCCAACCTGCACTAACAGGAATAATTACTGAAGCATATGCACCAGATCCACCAAATGGGGCACCACCACAGCATCCTGCTGCACCACTTTGTGATCCTGCACCCCAAATCTGGAATCTAGCACAAGTAACACCTGCAGGGACAGTCCAAGTACATGAAGAACCACACCTAAAATATCCAGAAGTATCACAAACTTTGAATCCAGCAGTCCATCCAGTACCAGTTTGTATATAAGACCACAATTCTGGTCTTATCATTCTATCCGATATTATTGTTGTGGGAACAAATGCACTAATACAAGATTGATACGTAGAACACTGAGTATTTAATGTATCAATACAAGTCTGTAAATTTGCAGCACATGTCCTAACAGGTTGCACTTCAGATAAATTTAGTGAGTTATATGCTAAAACATCTATGGTCATCTTTTTTTATACCTTTGTTATTGAAGTTACATTCCCAGATGCATCATATGTTATGGTGACAGTATAAGAGGAAGAACCAAGTGTTTCCACATATGAAGTAATTTTGTTTTCAGAATCGTAACTGATGCTAGATAATCTTTTATCCCCATAAGTTACTGAAGTAACTCTATTACTTCCGTCCAAAACCATATCAGAAGAACGAGTATAAGTTCTTGTGCTAAAATTATATGCTTCTTCATCCGGGTTTCTATATGGAATATTTCCAATATATCTTGCCATTTTAGGTTACCTCGTTATGCTGGTTGTTCTATTCCATATACGGAAACCGATAGGTTTGCCGTACTTGCATATACGACTACCAATTTTCCTGCCTGAAGAGAAACACCAGTTCTTTCAAGAACTCCTAATCCAGGAATGGTTGTGTCGTATTCGATCCATTCTGCAGATGTTGGAGATCCTGCTGCTGCTAGGGCAACACGAACTGTTGCAGCAGTAGTTGCCCTATTCACAATACTAATATTCGCAACAGTATGCGTACTTGCAGGAACTGTGTATATTGTAGTGTTAGTTGTTGCTGAAGGGGCAGATTGCCCTAAAATTCCTGATGGCATAATATCTCAGTAGTTATTTTTTTTACTTATTTTTATTTATAATCTTTATGATGCTCCCAAGAAATATGCAAAGATTCTTGCTCTGCCAATTTCGTCTCTAATATTTTGAGAATTCAATCCATCGACAAAATCAGCATTCAAGTTGGTAACTACAGTTGAAGAACCAACAGAAATTGGAGCAGTTCCTTGTGCAACATTGGATGCTAATCTTGTTGCAGTAAGAACACCAGATACCGCAACTCCATTATTAAATACAACGTTTCCAGTAAATGTTGGGTGAATAGTCTGACTAAATGCGGTTCCATTGCCAAGAAGGATTGCGCCATTTGCAGGAAGACCAGTCAATCCAGTTCCACCTTTAGTGATTGGAACTGCTGCACTTAAATTACTTGGATCAAGATAATACGATGGAGACTGACCACCAAGTGTAGCAGCATCAACATCACCAGTTCCAGATGGTTTAATGCTTACAGCACCATCTGCACCAATTGAGAATGTTGATGTCTTAAATTTAGCAATACCAAGAGTGGAGAACGTATCAGCAGTTTGAGCAACACGATTTAAAGAAATATTAATATTTCCATAATAAGTGTTAACTCCAACACCACCAGGGGCAGAATCAAAACTAGTTGCAACAATACTTATTGGCTGAGTTGTTCCAATTCCAACACTCTTGATTACTTTCTGATATGCAGAGTTCCCTGCAAGGAAAGTATCTTGAGTTGCAGAACCAGAACCCAATCTTGAAGGAGAAACCGTTCCAGAAATAATATTTGCCGCATCAATATCTGATTTAGCAAGCAATGACCAGTTTGCTTCAAGAGCAGAAGAAGTATTTACAGTCTGGGAATACCTTACATTCTGCCTTGTAATTGAAATTGTAGTTCCAATTCCAACGGAGGTGATTCCAACTGCATTTAAAGTTACACCATTAGTTGATTGAGTTGAATCTGATTGAGTTGTATGGAATGTAAATGAGTTTGTCGTTGCTGATCCAACATAATAGAAACTATTAGTATTAATGCCAGTTGGTGTGGAACCAGAAACTTTAATTGCATCACCAGTAGCAAATCCGTGATTAACAAAAACAAAAGTATCTTTGTTTTCATTGATTGGATATCTAGTTATGCTATGTGTTCCAGTTCCGTTAGATGTCAGTGAAATTGCTGAGGAGAGTGCATATGTATTATGAAGTTCAACGGAAGATCCAGCACCAACTTTCTTAATATAGTAAGTGTTATTATTGGTTAATCCGCCAATAGTATTTCCTCCACCATTACTATAAACAATTGGGTCACCATTAGAAAATTCAGTTATGGAAGAAACAACAATTCTATTATTAAAGAAGTCAACACTTCCTCCAGTGTTTAAATCAGTAGGATCAAATGTCTTACCAATTCCAACTGTCATATTAGTTGAAATTGCTACTGCATTTCTATCGGTGATATAATCTGGGAGAACAACAGTTCCTGGGAACTTCTGATTATTTGTGAGTTTTAAGTATAGTCTTGTTTCTACGGTAGCAACATTTATCTGGAAGTCTGCTCCACCAGTTCTACCCACTTAAAGTCAGAGGAACACCCTTAACTAAACCTGTTGTTCCATAAGCAACAGATGTTGGAGTAGTGACAATACCAATAGCAGCACCAGCAGATAATGTACTTGTTACAGTATCACCATTCAAGAAGTTGTAATTTCTTGTTGAATCATCAAGAATTAAGAACTCTTGTACTGTATCTTGTACTAATACATATGAATTTTCTGGTTCAGCAACAGTGTCTCCTTGCTTAATGTTTCTTGCCGGGATGTAATTTACAAGAGATGTCTTTCCTCCAATTGTCGTAACTGTAATAAAGTTAACAACCTTTGGTGGGATGAGATCAGCATTAATTTGACCAGAAGAATTCAACTTAACAACTGCATTAGGAATTGCACTTGTACTTAAATTCTGATCAATAAAATCTCCAAGTCTATTATTTAAGAAAGTTCTAACTGCAAGTTGTGTTGAAACTCTTCTGTTCAATGGACCACCGATTTCGGTCTCACCCAAATTAACATCAGTTGAGAACTCTTCAATAATAATACCACCAGAAAGACTCAATCTAAGTGAATCTAACTGACCAATTGTTACCTTGTTATTGAAGATAATATTTCCTGTTCTATTATATGCAGTGATGAAATTACCAATTTTAAAGTCACCAAGTTCATTAGTTCCTGAAGAAAATACTCGTCCACCCTGTTCAAATACCTGTTCTGTGTTTGGTCTTGATTTTCCTCCATTCTGTGGAAGAGCATTATAGTCAGTACCAGAACCAGAGAATTCCCAAGTGTGTGATGAAGAGTTAATAATTGATGGTCTGTGGAAATGTAACTTATAAGTTTCTGGCAGATCACCGATGTCAGGAATAACATTTCCTGCAATAGTTGAATCTACTTTTGTAGTTACTGTATAATAAGTAGTAATTCCAGCAACAGCAGTAATTCCAATTGAAACTGGGGAAGTACTATGATCTTGTATTGGATACCCTGATGTTGTTGAGAATGCATTTCTTACTCCAGAAACTTCCTCATTTGAAACAATTAAAGTTCTTGTTGCTGGAATGTATGTAAGAGCAATACCTACTGCTACTCCTCCAGTAACAGTTTGGGTCACTTGTCTACCAGAGACGAATTTTAATGTAGAAGATGTTGATGCAAGACTTACACTTTGATATTGGTTGTGTGCATCAATAATCTCATAAGCAAAGAAATCTTGATTATTTTTAATGAATGTATTAATCCCAACGAAAGTTGAACCTAAAGAAACAAGTCTGGTTAGACTATCATCTTCATATAATTTAAATGAACTACTGTCAATGTAACTTACATAGTACTGGTTATTGCTTACCAATCCATCAATAACTTGTCTTGGAATGGAATTTTCATTTCCAACATAAATTATACTTTCACCATTTATAAATGGATGTGCTGGAATTGTAAATGTATCTGTTGTAGTATTTACAGAAGTTGCAACGTTAAATTGCTCCTCTGTAATAAGAGGTTTAAAGTTTGATGTGACATCGTTATTATTATTATCAAAGAATTTTAAAACATAAAGATCTTGATCCGATCTTCCTAATCCAACAGTTTTTAGAGTTTGCAATCCACCAGCAATACCAGTTGCAGCAATACGACCTCTATCAAAATCAAATGAATTTGGAGAAAATCCAGTAGATCTAAGAGCATACAATCCAAAGTTAGTTGCGGAGTTTGTAATGGATAGATAACCACCTGACTGAGTTAAAGATCCATAACGGCAGAAAATTTGGAAGCAAGAAACAACCTGTGCATATCCATCATTAATAGTTCTCCAACCAATACCACCAAAGGAAACCATTGTGAAGGCATTCGCAACCATTGATTTACCTTGTGTTGGAAGTGCTCCAACTGGTGGTTTTTCTACTTCTTCTGAAATAGCAGGAACATTATAATCTTGTACTTTAGAACCATCTACTAAAATTCCATTTCCACCTAAGAAAGATAAAATAGAACAGTTTTGTACATATGGGGATAATGTTGCTTTTGTTTTTCCTAGTCTTACAGTTCCTCCACTAGAATAAAAATGCTGAACTGTTGTGATTCCTGCCTTAATTGTAAATTCTACTGGAGATCTAACAGAAACAACGTCAAAATCAACTTGTCCACTTGCATTTGCTTCTGGGTAGAAGAAAGTAGTAATTCCAGAATCATAGGAGCAAGTAAATCCGAGTCCAGATAATCTTGCAACTTGTCCTGGAATCAATCCATGCTCTTCTACTGTCGTAATTGTTGTAATACCAGTAGTATTATTATAAAATGCGTTTTTAACACTAACTAAACTTCCAGCATACCCAACTCTACTTACTGATGAGTCAAATGGATCATCAAATGCTACTGCATAATCAAAAGTATGTTGTGGAACACCCTCTACGGAATAATCTTTCATTACCAAGTTTGCTAGGTAGCAACCATTTCTTACTCTGAAAAGATCCTTTCCTGCGTTTAATGGTCTTATAGCTGTATTTCTTAGAGAATCCCCAACAATGGAAATTCCATCAGCAACAATAATTGGATTATCCTCAACATAATCTCCACCCTCAACAAATACTGTAACTGCATCTAAAACTTGAGGTTGTGGATATGTTTTTGCTGGTGCAAATCCAACTCCACCTGTAATAACACCTGTAGTTATTCCAACAAATGATCCAATTGCCGACCAAACATTAGCACAAGAGAATAGATCATATTGAGTTCTATTAATTGATGCATCATATGGTACATTTAAATCATATACTTGACTATATGTTATTTGATATGTTGTTGGTACTGCAAGATTATTAATAATGTATCTTGAAATTGTTATAATATATTGGAAAGCAGCAACAGTTTCAGTAACTCTACTATCAAATGCTGCCTGAACTAGTTGATAATATGCAAGTGCTGCATCAACAGTGTTTGAATTTCCACCATATGCAAGGTCGTGAATAATACCATCTAAAACATATCCAATATAAAGTTTTGCATTATTTTCATTAAAACCAGGATCTCCAACTATAGTTGGATATTGATTTTTAACATAACCAATTACTTCCCCTTTGATAAATTCTTTATTTGCTTTCAATAAATTTGATCCATCAATAAATCTACTAGCAACATTATTTTTTAGTCTTCTTGATGCTAGCTCTAATCCTTTTCTAATTGTTGCTACTGGAAGAATTCTTCCATCATTATCATCATTTCCTTCATTTGCAGAAACACGAATTCTACTTTCTGCAGCAGAACCCCCTGCTCCAAATGAAATATTTCCAGCACCATCTGTTACTAGTGCTTGTCCTGGTTGACCATCAAGAATTGGATAATTTAATCCACTGATGATTGCTGATTCTAAAGTAGAAATTCCAGCAACATTAAGAGCACTTAAAATTCCAGTTTTTCCGGTAATTCCTTTAGTTACTACGAGATCTGAAGCAAATCCAACAAATCCAGATACGGTTAAACTTTGACCAATTCCTGCACTTCTGACAACATTTAATCCATCATTTAATTGGGTAAATCCATCTGCTGTAAGAGTTCCACCAATTTCCGTGTTAGAACCAACATCAAGAGTGTATCCAATACCTACTGATCCACTGATTGTAGCATTTGATCCAATTCCTACAGATTTTCCAACAGTTAATGTGTATCCAATACCTACTGATCCACCGATTGTAGTATTTGATGCAATACCAACATCTGTAGAAACAAAAACACTATTTCCGATGGATACTTTTCCACCTACAGTTAGGTCAGATCCAATTCCAACCGTATCCGCAACTACTAAGTCAGAAGAAAAACCAACAAACCCATCAACAGTAAGACTATGCCCTACTCCTAAATTCTTTCCAATAGTTACATTTGAAGAAAGACCGACATTTCCTGTTACTGTTAACGTGTCTCCAATTGTTACATAATTAGAAACTGCAAAATAACCAGAAATTGCAACAGAACCATTAATAGTTCCTCCAACTGAATTGGTGAAATCTGTTCGCAATAGTTCATATCCACGTACTTGGGATCCGTCATGAACATGAACAGATTTGTTTGTTGTATTTACTGTTAACTCACCATTTGCCCCAGTAAATAATGTGTGTTCAGCATTTGATCCTCTTCTGAACTGTACTCTTTTAGTATTTGCCATTTATCAGCAGACATGGTATTTTCTATATTTTTATTTATCATTTATTTTAAATGAATAATTAAATTATAAATACCCTGACTCTCTTAGGTGGAACATAATTTATCTTTCTATTCTCAGAGAATCCTTCAATGTTTGTATTTGTGAATCCATTATAGTTAGATCTAGCAAAAGACTCAAGTGTGTTTCCAAATATTCTGAATGCTTTTTGTGATACTTTATAATCATAAAATACAGATTTTGCTGTACTTGTAAATACTCCAATTGATCCAGATCCACGGAATGCTTCTGTATTTCTTTCTCCCGAAGATCCAATAAAGTTGAATAATGTAGTTGTAACCTTTGGTATAAAGGATACTTTCGTTGTGGAAAGAAGATCTGTGACCAATCTTCCACTTCCAGTATATAGACCTTCTCCGAATGATTCTTTAGCAGAACCATTAATTCTGAATAGATTTGTTTCTCCTCTGGTATTTTTGGAGGCAGAATATGATGTTCCAACAAAAGAGAATACGGAACCAGATCCAATATAAGATTCTGTATTCTTTTCAACTGCAGATCCAGAGATCTTAAATAATTCTCTAGTATCATCTGGACTAAATGCTGCAGATTCTGTTCCACTTGAGAATCCGAATAGAGAACCTTTTCCTTTATATACAGATGGTTTTGCAGTAAATCCAGATCCAGAAACTTTAATTTGTACTGGTTTTTCTGTAGTTCTGATGGAACTAGATTCATCAGAAGATGCAATATATGTTTTATTATTCTGGTCTGGACGACCAGAACCTTCAGATACTTTAAGTTTTCCTTCACCAATATAAATTGGTTGAGTTCTAGCACTTCCTGTACCAGTAAACTTAAATAGTGCAGTATTTTCTGGTGGATTAGATCCTTTGGATTCTGCTGCAGATATAAACGCAAATACTGATCCAGATCCAACAAAACTTTCTGTGTTTCTTTCCTTAGCAGAACCTCTAACTCTAATAACAAATGTATCAAGTTTGTATGCGTTTGAGAGGTATTCGGAAGCACTTCCAAATCCAAATAGATTTCCTCTTCCAATATAATTGTAATTTCTATTTTCAGTGGAAGAAGAAGTTATTGAAATAGAACCAGAACCTGGATATCTTGGTCTGATTAAGATCAGTGATTCTACATTAATTCTTTCTAGACCAATACCAACATAAGATTCTGAATTTCTATTAATAGAAGAACCAGTAAACTTAAATAGTGCAGTATTTTCTGGTGGATTTGCACCAAAGGATTCTACTTTACTTACAAATGTAAATAGTGATCCAGATCCAATTTCTGTTGCTGGAGTAGTTGATTCTGCAGCAGAACCACGAATAAAATAAGATCCACTACCAATATGAATTGGTTTGAGACGGATGACTGCTCTTCCTCTAACTTTAAGGGTTCCGAAACCAGTCTCACGGAATTGGAAGTAAAGACCAACTTTACCACTAAGTCTAATTGCTTGGGGTTTGCCGACCTCAGTAATTCCAGTACTTTCAAATGCAGCAACAAGTCTAGTTTTGTCGTCTGCATCCAATATCTGTGATGCTTGACGAACTGTAACTGTTCCAGAACCAATCTCGGTAGTAGGAGTAATTGATTCTGTAGCAGCACCAGAAATTCTGAAGAGACCAGAAACAGGTGGTTTTGGACCAAATGCTTCTGTTGTACTTGAGAATCCAAATAGTGATCCAGAACCAACATAAGATTCTGTATTCTTAAGATTGCTATATCCTCCAGAGAAACTTGTTAATCCAAATGGTCTTAATCCACGACCAGTAATGAGTCCATAATCTTGTGTTTCTTGACCATATAATTCATTGTCAAGAATAGATCCATAATTTTCCGACGAACAATTTGGAGATAGGATGGATCCAATTTCTACATTCGCATAAGAACTAATAGGTGTATTAGCGTAATCACCTATAGTTGCTATACACTCAGTTATGGAACCATAATCTAGACCCTCATAATCAACTACAGAGGATTCATTATAAGAAGCAGTTGTTCTTTCTGCCTTACTGCCGAAACCAAATGCTCTACCTGTTCCTACATAGGATTCTGTGTTTTTCTCTACAGCAGAACTAAACAGTTTAAATAAACCAGTTGAAGTTGGTGAATATGTATTTGTTTCTGATTTACTTACAAATATGAATAGAGAACCACTACCAACATAATCTTCTGTATTCTTCTCTATAACTGCACTAGAGAATTTTGTTAATCCAAATGGTCTTAATCCACGACCAGTAATGAGTCCATAATCTTGTGTTTCTTGACCATATAATTCATTGTCAAGAATAGATCCATAATCTTCTGTAGAAGATCCTGGTGCTAATATAGAACCAATTTCAAAATTACTATAGTTTCCTATTTGGTCATTAGCATAATCACCTATAGTTGCTACTCCATCAATTATAGAACCATAATCTAGACCCTCATAATCAACTATAGATGATAGGTTATAACTTACTGCTGTTCTTTCTGCCTTACTTCCAAATCCAAAGAGTGATCCAGTACCAACGTATGATTCTGTATTCTTAAGATCACTATATGCTCCACGAATCTTAAGAACACCACGACCAACATGACTTGGTAATACAAATATATTGGCAGTTCCAAAGTCAAATAGTTTACCACTACCAACATAATCTTCTGTATTCTTCTCTATAACTGCACTAGAGAATTTTGTTAATCCAAATGGTCTTAATCCACGACCAGTAATGAGTCCATAATCATCACGTTCTGAAGGTAAGTTTGGATCATCAAGAATAGATCCATAATCTTCTGTAGAAGATCCTGGAGATAGCAGATCACTTATTAAAGTATCACTATAAGTGTTTATAGGTGTATTAGCATAATCACCTATAGTTGCTGTTCCATCAGTAATTAAACCGTAATCCAGACCATCATAGTCAACTGTTGAAGAGAGATTATAACTTACTGCTGTTCTCTCTGCCTTGCTGCCAAATCCAAATGCTCTACCTGTTCCTACATAGGATTCAGTATTCTTGAGATCACTATATGCTCCACGAATCTTAAGAACACCTTTACCATAATGAATTGGTAGTACAAATATCTTAGCATCACCGAAGTTAAATAACTTACCCGAACCAACATAATCTTCGGTATTCTTTTCTATAACCGAACTAGAGAATGAAGTCAATCCAAATGGTCTTAATCCACGACCAGTAATGAGACCATAATCATCACGTTCCTCTGGTAAATTTGGATCATCAAGGATTGAACCATAATCTTCTATTGATGATCCTGGAGATAGCAGATCACCAATTTCTGTATCTGCATAGGTACTAATTGGTGTATTAGCATAATCACCTATAGTTGATGTTCCATCAGTAATTAAACCGTAATCCAGACCATCATAGTCAACTGTTGAAGAAAGATTATAACTTACTGCAGTCTTTTCTGCCTTACTACCGAACCCAAATACTCTTCCTGTTCCTACATAAGATTCCGTATTCTTGAGATCACTATATGCTCCACGAATCTTAAGAACACCTTTACCATAATGTATTGGTAATACAAATATCTTAGCATTTCCAAATCCAAATGCCTTTCCTATTCCTACATAATTCTCGGTGTTCTTCTCTATTAATGAACTAGAGAATCTGGTTAATCCAAATGGTCTTAATCCACGACCAGTAATGAGACCATAATCATCACGTTCTTCTGGTAAATTTGGATCATCAAGGATTGAACCATAATCTTCTATTGATGATCCTGGAGATAATAAATCACTTATTGAAGTATCACTATAAGTGTTTATAGGTGTATTGGCATAGTCACCTATAGTTGCTGTTCCATCGGTTATGGATGCATAATCTAAACTCTCATAAGAAACGACAGAGGAGTTGTTGTATGATGCAACAACTCTCTCTGCCTTACTTCCAAATCCAAATGCTCTGCCTTCTGCTACATAGGATTCCGTATTCTTTTCTGATGATATTCCATTACTGTAAGATAAAATACCGTAACCAATATATGAAGAATTGATATAGTAATTTGATTTTCCTTGAAATAGAAATACTGTTCCTTGTATTTCTGATACTCTTGCAATAGAATATTTTGTTGCCGATATAACTTTACCTACTCTTCCATTTGCTGGTGTATTATCATCAACAATAATTCCATAAGAATCAAAAGATGTTGGAGTATCTAATATACTGCCATAGTCATCTATTGAAGAACCTGGTGATAGAAGGTTTTCAATTTCTACGTTTGCATATTCTTGTATAGTTGAATTTGCATAATCACTAATTACTGCAATTCCATCAAAAAGTAGTCCATAGTCTTCCGATAGAGTGTAGAGAGTGGAAAACTCGTTATAAGAAAATGAAAATCTTTGTTGAGAAAAACTAGTTTTTGAATTTAATGAAAATAAATTATTCTGACTAACAACATCAAATAAAGCAGAGCTGGAGAAATTACCAATTTCTGTGGTTTGAAAAGAAATTAGTTGTGGTGAAATTGTCCCTGTTTTATATGAGTAAACTGCCATTATAACTTACTTGCAGTTTTAGTATAAAAAAATATATTAGACTAATGGTAATGTTGTGGATCCAATTCCAACGACATTAAGAAGAAGATTTGAACCAACTACTGAAATTCTAACTGGCAACGAATTGATGTCACTTATAAAACCACCAAAAGATGTTAATATACCGGAAACACTAACATTTCCTTCCACGGTTAATTTTGATGTTGCATTTGTAGTTCCAATACCAACAGAAGTAGTAAATATTCCTGATGTTATTTGATCAACATCAAATGCAAGTTGGTTTATAACTTGACGTTGATAATCAAAAGTTGAATTTAAACCTACATTAAGTGCTGCCATTTTATTTTATACTACAGGACTATTATTTTTATTTATCAAACTATGGTAATGGAATATTTAATTGATCTTAAATATTTCCATCTTCGTCCAAGCACCATCACCAGTGCCTCTAATATTTTGACTGGTTGGGTTTGATGTATAAACAGTAGCATCAATATAATCTGTTGTTCCATTCATTGTAACAATACCACAAGCATTCATGGTATAAGCAAAAGTGTGTATTCCAACCTGACTTAATGCAAAGGTATTTCCATTTTTTCTGATTTGAATATTTGTTTGATTATTTGTAATTGTCCCCTCAAACCAATTTACCATTAAATCAACATGATAAGTTCCTGCAACGGTTGGTGTAGTGCGAGTTGTAATTCCAGTGTACCAATTATTTGGATCACTAACTGCAGAAAATCCAATTAAAGTATCTGAACCGTTAAGAGCAGTTTGATCTGTTGTTCTTGCGAGTTTTACATAATAATTTCCAGGTGCATTTAGATTTCCAGTAATTGTTGTAACACCAGTGATTTTTACATTACCAACAACATCAAATTTTGATGTTGGATTTGTGGTTCCTATTCCAACATTAGAAAATGTATGAATTCCTACATTTGTTTTTGCAAAAATACCAGAAGAAGTTAAATTTTCAATATCAACAGAAATATCATTTATTACAATTCTTTGTTGATCAAATGTAGAATTTAACCCTACAAATCTTGGTGCCATATTTTTTACATTAATAGAAAAAATAAGGAGGGATCACTTTCGCAACCCCTCCATAATAAAAGTATATTTTTAAATATCAGTCAAGACTGATGTTCAGTGTAACTTTAATTTGGTCTCCATTGTTTTGAATGTTGTAAGGACCGTTTGTGAATCTTTCTGCGAAGAAGATGCTGCTGTAAAGTGTTGCTGCTCCAACACCATTTAATGCAGGAGTAGTTGTAAATGTTGTT